GCAGACATGAGCGTTGCACTGCAGACGGTTCAGTTGTTGGAGCGACGCATCAGCTTCACGTTCCTGATGAATGAATCAGTGCAACGCCAGGCCGAGCGGGTAACAGCGGAAGAGGTAAGGCTGATGGCTGAGCAGCTGGAGTCTGGTCTGGCTGGTGTGTATTCAATGTTGAGCCAAGAGCTGCAGCTGCCGTTGATCAAACGGGTGCTGTTTTTGATGGAGCAAGCGGGAGAGATCCCGCCGATTCCTGTTGACTTGGTGAACCCACAGATCACCACTGGTCTGGAAGCTATTGGCCGCGGCAATGACAAGCAGCGACTGACCAACTTCCTGCAAGTAACAACTGCAGCACTGGGGCCAGAGCAAATGTTGTCACTGATCAATCCCTCTGAATTGATCCGCAGGTTTGCGGCTAGCGATGGTATCGATATTGCTGGACTTGTTAAGACTGAGGAAGAACTACAGGCAGAACAAAGTCAACAACAGAAGGTAGCATTAGAGCAGCAACTTGCTAGCAATGCAGCCAACGCAGGAGCCCTCAACCCGCCGCCGCCGTCAGTCTCCAGCAGAGGAGCAGCCCCAGCAGCAGCCTGACAACAAGCTCAAGCCAGGCTCACATCTAAAGCCACTGCCTGATGGTGGCCAGATGATTATCACTGACAACTTTATTCGCTGATAGCAATGCCAGTTATTGAAACCGGGCAGGACAACACTGCCGATCAAGGTGCTGTCGAAGAGCAGGCCAAGATTGATGCAGCTCGTGCTGAGTTGTATGACGAAGCAGCAGGGGGCCAGCCACCTGAACAAGAAGAGGAAGGCGAGGATCTAATCCTTGGCAAGTACAAAAGCCAAGACGATCTAGTCGAGGCCTACAAGAACCTGCAGCGTGAGAACGCACGGCTTCGCGATGGTGATGTAGACGAAGAACCCGAGGCTGGTTATGAGTCAGACGATGATGACGATGACGATGATGAGGATGACTCCTCAATCACGCCAGAGGAAGCCAGCCGAATTCTTGATAGTGTCCACAAGCAGACCGGCGGACAGGACAAGCTCCAAGCACTACTGGGCTGGGCGAGTCAAAACCTGGACGAGTCACGGATCAATGCATTCAACTCATCACTGGACACTGGTGATGAGTCCACGATCCTGGCGCAGGTGAAGGGGATTCAATACGACTACATGATGGCAACGGGTTATGAACCGAAGCTGACTGGTGGTCGGGCTCCAACAAATGATGTTCGTGGGTTTGAGTCGGAAGCACAGGTGATTGCAGCAATGCAGGATCCCCGCTATGGGAACGATCCGGCGTACATCAAAGAGGTTGAGAAGCGCATTGCGGTGAGCAATGTGTTTAACCAGCGTTGACTTTGTTGTAAGAATGGGAGCAGATTCAACACCACAGAGTCTGTTCCCTTAGCCGCACTGCGTACCTGAGGACAACAGAAGTGGGGATGCGTGATGCACCAGTTGGTCACTGTTCACAACAACAACAGTCCTGACAAATGGCTGCCCCTTCACTAAACCTGTCCACCCCCGGCGCTATTAACGGCGATACCGGAAGTTGGGATAAGGACAACGCCCTATTCCTCAAAGTCTTCTCCGGCGAAGTGCTGACCGCATTCAAGCGGGCCTGCATCTTTGAGGATCTGGTGCAAACCCGCACCATCCAGAACGGCCGCTCAGCACAGTTCCCTGTGACTGGCCGGTTCACCGCCAAGTATCACACCCCCGGCGAAATGATCGTCGGCCAGGGTGACATGGCTCAGAACGAGGTCGTCATCCGCATTGATGATTACCTCATCGCTGACGCAAGCCTCTATTCACTTCAAGAGGCCAAGGCTCACTACGACATCCGCTCGATCTACTCCACCGAGTTGGGTCAAGCTCTGGCCCGTGAGCATGACAAGCGTCTGGCTCGCACGATTGCACTTGGTGCTCGTACCTCCACCTCTGACCTGACGGCAAACCTGCCTGCCGGTCTGAGCCCTGACGATCCGTACCGCACCGGTACTCAGATCGACATCAACAAAGCAACACCCACTGCTGACGATCTCGTCGCCAGTGTGTTTGCTGCAGCCGAAGCCTTGGATTCCAAGGACGTTGGCAAGGAAGGTCGCGTGCTTGTTTGCACCCCTGAATCTTTCTACACGTTGATTCAAAGTTCACGCGCCGTGAACTATGACTTCAACCAGCAGGGAGCCAATGGTTCCTACAAGGAAGGTCAGATTGCCAAGCTTGCTGGCTTCTCTATCTACAGCAGCAACAACCTTGCTCAAGGTTCTGTCACTGCTAAGAGTGGTGAACAGGGCTATGTGAGCAACGGCTCTGTGGTCAAGTCCACTGCAGACATGACCAACACCAAGATGCTCGCCTTCCAGAAAGGTGCAGCAGGTGTTGTGAAACTGCGTGACCTGAGCATGGGCATGACCGGCAACGATTACGACGTGATGTATAACGCCACGTTGATGACTGCCAAGTTTGCACTTGGCGTTGGTTGTCTGCGTCCTGAGTGCTGCGTCGAAGTGATCAACTCTCTGTGAACTGGTTTCACTAGCTCAAGGGAATTAAGTTGGGGGCAGCAATGCCCCCTTTCTTTATGGCGATCGTCATCAACCCACCAGCGGAATGGTCAACCGATCAGGCATTGGATCCAGAGACAGAGGTTGACTTGTATCGAGGCTGGTACACCTACACACAAATGTGGCCGACAAGTGCCAGCAACACTGGAAGCGCTTCGCTTGTCTTCTTGTTGACAGGCGGCAATGGTTACTCAGACGGAACTTACAACGGAGTCGCGGCTGTTGGTGGAGCAGGCAGTGGCTGCACGCTTAACGTCACCGTTTCTGGCGGAGTCGTCACGACCGTTGGTGTTGCAACTGAGGGCACTAACTACATGGAAGGCGACTACCTGACAGTTGACAGCGCAAACATTGGAGGCTCCGGCCAGGGACTGCTGACTCAGGTCATTGGGATGGGGGCTCTATTCCAGCAATCAGGAGGCAAGAGCGCACCCACGCCCAAGACTGCACCGGCACAAACTGCTGGAGGTGTGCCCGTCAAAGACATGCTGGACCACCTGCCAATAGAAGGGCTCAAGCAGTTCGCCAAAATCAATGGCCTTCTCGATGGCATAGATGCTGGCTTCTGGAAAGCAGATGTTGAGGTTGCCAGGCAAGCAGTTAAGGAGGCATATCGTCTCCAGCAGGAAACAACATGACCGAACTCGAAGCAGTCAACACAGTGCTGGCAACCATTGGAGAGGCTGGAGTCGCCAGCCTTTCTGATGACATGAGCCAAGTCACTGATCAAGCAATGGCTCAACGCACATTGCAAGAGGTCAGTCGTGACGTGCAGTCAGAAGCATGGAGCTGGAACACGGACCAATCGGTTCAGATCAATCCAACTGCACAAGGAACATATGTTGTTCCTGGCAACACACTGACTGTCAACTTCTCCCCCAACACCTACCCCGACACGCAATACGTGATGCGGGGTTTACGTGTGTATGACCGCAACAGCCAGCGGTATGACTTTGGCTCAGTAATCGACAACGCACCGATCACTGCTGCCAAGGTTGTATCTCAGCTGCCATGGGATGAGCTACCTCATGCCGCCCAGCAATACATCACCATCCGTAGCGCTCGGATCTTCTCTGATCGCTACGTCGCCAGCTCTGTCGTCTTTACCTACACGGTTGCAGACGAGGATCAGGCCAGGACGATGTTGATCAGGTCAGAGGAGAACACGCTCAACAACAACTTGCTGTGGGGCAATGACCGTGGGGCAACCCAGGGGATTAGCTATATCCCAGCAGGTGGCACCCGTTACCGAGTCCGCTGATGCCTCGCACCAAGTCGCAATTCCGCAAGGGGAGAACTCCCAAGGCCCCAGCCGCTCCGGTCAGACGTGATCTTGACACGCTGATTCAAGGCGTTTCTCAGCAGCCGCCACACCTTCGTACGGCTGGGCAGGGGAGCAGACAACTGAATGGTTGGTCTAGTCCTGTTGAGGGTCTAACCAAGCGGAATGCGATGCGGTTGCAATCCAAGATCAGCGATGACCAACTCACGGATTTCTATCTGGAAATGATGGACATCCGGCAGGGTGAACAGTATTCAATCCTGTGCCGACCTGGAGCCACTGACCAAACTCTCATTGACTTACGTCGGCAAGGGACACTACCGGCAATCAAGACTCATGGCACTGGACTGAGTGTTGTTAATGGCGTCATCGTTGGCACCCAGGATTCTTATATCCACAACACCCCTGGTGAGTTCTACAAAAACTATGCGCTGATCAGCAGCGGTCCTCTTGGCCTGCTGTTGAATCGCGAGCAGACGACAGCGTATACCTCAACGACTGTCGCCGCTCAAATAGCCAAAGGCTTGGTCTTCGTCAGAGCCGTTGCGTATGACATCACGTATACGGTGAAGATTGATGGCACGCAAGTCGCAACGTTTACCACTCCAGAAGCAACTGATGACCCCAACGTCATCAGTACATCAATCGTTGCTACTGAGTTGCAGAAGCAGATTGATGCCACCTCTGACTTCACAGCAGTCGTTAATCAATATGTTGTATATGTCACCAAGGATGATGGCACTGCGTTCGAGATCGAGATTGATGACGGCCGCAGTGGCGAACTAGCCAACGCCTTTACTGACAAGGTTCAAAGCCTTGCCAGCCTGCCCATCATTGCGCCAGATGATTATGTCGTTGAGGTTGAAAGCGATCCCTCGACAACAGTTGACAACCGCTGGGTGAAGTTCAGCACGTTCGGCACTGGCAACTTTGGAGAAGGTGGCTGGCGGGAGACCGTAAGGCCTGGCATCAGCTTCGAGATAGATGCCAACACCATGCCGTTGGTTTTATACAGAGCGGCTAGGGATGTTTTCTTTGTTGGCCCTGCGGATGGAGCTGTAGAGCAACAGGTTGTTAATGGCGTCACGTATGACTACACATTTCCAAAGTGGGGCAATCGTTCTGCTGGGGATGAGACGACTTCACCTGACCCAGAATTTATCGGCAAGCAGATCAGGGATCACGTCATCTTCCGTAGCCGGTATGTCGTGGCAGCTGACGAGACCGTTCAGCTCAGCGAGACAGATGACATCTTTAACTTCTTCAATGACTCATCACTAGCTGTTCAGGCAACAGATCCCTTCGGCCTACGTGGCACCAGCGAACGCAGCTCACCCATTGAATGGATGATTCCGGTTGAGGACAGCATCCTTGCATTCTCGTCAACCTCACAGTTTCAAGTACGAGCAGCCGATGCCGACGTACTGACGCCACTAACAGGCGAGATGTTCAGGCTTAGCAACCTGGAGATGAACTCAAACGTCAGACCAAAGCTGTCTGGTGCACAGGTTTTATTTGCAACCGAATACTTTGGATATACGCATTTCCGTGAGTTCAACTTCTACAACCAACGGAACACAAAGCTGGGCCTCAATCTTGGCAGCAGTTTGGATGTGACCAACTATGTGCCGAAATACATAGAAGGATCTATCACCCATTGGGACGTGGGTCAGAACATTGATGCAGCAGTGATCATCTCGCCAACGGACAAGAAGCACGCCTTTGTCTACAAGTATTTATGGCAGACAGGAGAGGTTGGGCAGCAGAAGATCCAGCGCAGCTGGAGTGAATGGGAATTCAATCAAGACGTGCAATGGGTGAAGTTCATGGACAACGCCCTATACATGCTGGTGACAGACACAACCGGCACCTACTTCTGTCTGCAGCTGAATGATGAGGTCGAAGTAAAGGCCACACCACAGATCCATTTGGATCGCTTGCTGCAGTTCCCAGCCCCACAGTTCACTGCACCCAGTGCGGTGGTGACAGCTGCATATGACAGTGCCACTGACAGAACGACGTTCACTATTCCGTACACCCCAGCGGAGAAGACCATTGGGGTGGTTCGCTTTACCAACAGTGATTACCAAGGA